AAGCCACTAATCGTGGCAAGGGTGGTGGCTAGGTCGTCTATGGCCTCATTGAACAGGTCTGTGTAAGCCATTACGCAACAGCAGGCCTATCGATACCTAGCAACTGTTTCACCATCGGTGTAAACGCATTGGTGGTGATTGCCTGGCCCATAGCATCAAAGCTTGCAAACTGGTCGATGCTGCCACGCTGCCTAAAATAAGCGCCAGCCAACATGATCGTGCCGAGGGTTACATCGCCAGATGGGCTGGTCGCTAGCGCATCGTAATAGCCTGCCTCTTGCCTACGCCGATAGGCGACCTGGTTACCGGCAGAAACACACTGTGCCAAAAAGGTTGCCTCATCGGCGCTAGGGCTAGTAAGGCCGAGCCACAGCTGAACCTGTGCGCTGGTTACCCAGGTGCAAGTTTGCGTATAGGTCAGGGTGCCAGGGGGTATTGCTGCAGAGCGTTCTAAATCAGTGTCAGCGTCATAAAACATGACCTGATTAGGTATCGGCACATCAGGGTTGAGTAGCAGATCACCTTCAGAGTCTGTACCTGTGTACAGATACTGAGGGATTGCGTAAACAGTGTGTGTGCCGTTGAGGCCGTGCCCTAAACCAGTAAGCGTGATGCTTTCACCAATGGCAATGTCGGTTGCCTCAAGTGTTTGCACTACAGCGTAGTTATCTAAACGCTGATGGAATGTAACTGTGTATGTAGCCATGATTGGCTATCGCCTTTCGGGTTAGGCGACTACGATGCCCTGAATAAAGCTCGACTTAGCCACAAAAGTAGCAAAGTAGCCGTAGTAGGAGAATGTGCGTCCCAATGTGCTTGGTACTTCCACTGACATGAGGCCACGCTGTTGTTCGTAAACCTCGAAGCCTGGCGCGTACACAACAAGCATGGTGCCTGATGCAAAGTTGTTATCAACTACAACAGTGAGGCCGAGCACATTCATGCTGGTGTATTGCATGCCTGAAACATTGCCAATTGAGTTGGTGGTCATCATGCCGTTGGCGTTGTAACCAAACAACGGACGCTTGTCTGCATCGGTTTGACGGCCAAGCAATTCCCATACATCTGGTGACACGCACAAGTGAGTTGGGAAGTAGTTGCTGTCCTCAGCGATTTCGCGTGCTGCGTCATACAGTGCGCTAATCAATGTGGTTGGGTCTGCTGCCGTTACTGTCCAGGTTGAGCCTGATGCTGTTTTACCAGCAACAAGTGCGTCAGCTGCAATGTTGTCTGTTGCGATGAGGTACTCACCGGCAAGGTCATTGAGCACAAGGTTCAATGCTGCAGGATCAGTGAAGTCAATGTCTTGTACTGACAATGTGACTTGGCCAGCAACGGTTGCCTTTGTAACAGTGTTTGAAGCAATAACCATTGTGGTGGCTGATGCTGCAGAGCCTTCAGTCTGTGTTGCTGCGCTTGTGTGCGTAGTAATCGTTGGGCGAATGAAAGTCTTGCTTGGTGTGTTTGGCATGGCGCGTGCACCAAAAGCAGAAACAACTGGCCGTACAAAGTTGAGGTCTTGGAACAATGGCCCAAGTACCGGCACTGGCAAAAGACCAGGTGTATCGGTTGTAAGTACATCGCCTGCAGCTGCTTGAAGCGCTGTCTGCTGGTTGCGTACTGCGTCTTTGTATGCAGCGTTTACATTGTGGAATGCGTCCCCACCTGCGTGCATTGCTGCAAGGTATTCAGCTGGGGTTGGCATAACGAACTTGCGCTTAGGCTGAGCAAAAACTGATGATGCTTCGATGACTTCTGGGGCTGGTGTTTCTGACACTGGGTTCTCCTGTGGCTCTAGGGGTTCAGGAGTGTCGGCTTCCTCATTTGTATTATCGCTCATTTCCTCATCTGATGTGGGGATACTTGCTGCTACATCTGTGATGGTAGCACCTGCAAAGGCTGGCTGTGGCACTAATGAGAGCTCTAACCAGTTTGCTGCAGTTACGATCATCACGCCGTTTTGGTCAATCTCAAACTCGGTTGGATTTACGCCAACGCTCACTGAGTCGAGCACGCCATCGGCTGCTAAAACAAGGGCCTCATCACCTAACGCTGTGGTGCTGATTTTTGCTGTAAAAAGCATGCCATCTGGGGTGTCCTCGCGTGCCGTGACAATGCCAATGGCCTGTGTGCTGTCGTGGTACATGTACAGCTTGGGGTTTTTGCCATCTACAGGTAGTGAGCCTGGGGCAAACATAACTTCGGTGCCGTCATTGACTGTGGCCACGACATTGTAGGGCGCTGCGATACCGGTGATTGTTCGGCGTGGCGTGCCATCGGCTGCTGCTGCATCGATGCTTATTGCTGTGGCGTTGAACCTGATCATGCTAATTCCTCTTGTGTGTTTTCTTGGGGCATGTCGGGGCTGTCCATTTTGTCTGCTGCGTAGTTTTCTAGCAGGTATTCGTCTGAATCAAACTTTACATAAGTTCCACGAGGCAAAACATTGTTTTGACTCAATGTGGCTGCGATGCAGTCGCTGTAACTTTTGACTGCAAAAATGAACAAATCAGCCCTGGCCTGAGATGAGCTCTGATATGAATATGAGCCTGTGCTTACGCCCACCAAATAGGGGGGCACATTTGTAAGGCGTGCACATTCGAGAGCCTGGTAGTTCGCTGCATCAATTAGAAGCATTTTGTCAGGGGTTGCTGTTGTCTCGGTGTAGCTCAAAAACTCGTTCAGTGCAGCTGTCTGATTGGTGGCGCGTGCAGCGTTGAACGCTGACGCTAGATCAGCAAGCTCCGTTGCGCTTAGTGGTTCGCCACCTGTTTGCTTCAAAACACCAGCAGGTATTGAACTTTCTGCATTGCGATATCGCGCAGCCTCAAGTTTGATTGCTGTGGCAACGGTCTGCTCAGACATGTAAACAATGCCTTGAATTGGGCTCAAAAATTGCACAAGGTCTTTAGGGTCAATCATGTTGCCTTGAAAGTAAACCTCTTTAGATGGGGCAAACCACACTGGCCCTGCCTGGTCTTGAGTGGTGACAGAGCCTGCCGGTAGGCGTGTAAAGGCTGTGGGATATCCGTCTTGAGTGCGTGCTGTGATGTACCAAAAGGCACGGCCATAAAAGAACAGGTCGTCAAATGTCCACGCCATAAGGAATGGGTAAGTAACGCTCGGGTCGGGTTGGCGAAGCCAAGAGCGTGGTGCAATGTTTACCTGCTCCATCTCATCACCGTTCCACATTTCGTTATACATTTTGAGAGGCATACAAGCAATGACCGAGGCTATAAGATCGCGTGCGCGTGAGATGGTTGCCACGCTCATAGCCCTGTTGCGTGCTGGGCCTTCAATGTAGGTGTAGTACTGGCCGATAAGGTTCACGCCTGCAGAGTTAGGCGAGTAGCCACCAGAGGCTGCAGCCTTTACCGGTGCAGGTGAGATTGCTGCTTTATTTACTCGGTTGAATAGCGCCATGATGGGATTCTCTCACATTTTCTTAGTGGGGGGTGGCACTGCCCTGACCAATTCCCGACAGAAAGACCAGGACAGCGCCATCGGTAATCTTAGCGATTTACAACAACGAGCATTGGCTTACCACCTTGTTTTGGTCGAGACGCTAAAGCAGCTGCAAAAATGGTGAGGCGTGCCAGCTCGACAGGGCCAGGTGAACGCTTACTGCTAATTACGAGTGAGTTCTGCTGGGTGACTGCTACTGCCCTGTTCATTTGTTCAGCAAGGTTTTGTTGGCCCTGGTGCACAAGTCTGCCATCGTTTATCATGCCCTTGACTAGCGATGTGTAGCGCATCAGTTCGCCATAGCCCACTACCTTTTTACGCCTCTCTAAAGACAGGGGCACATGGTTTTCTAATGGTGGTGTAACAGCCAACATGATCGAGGGATTTTCACAGGCCTTCAGCAGAGCCTGTTGCATCTCGGGCAGTGAGCCAACCACAAACTCAACAGTGATATGTGCAACGCCAACATCATCAACAGCTGCGCGAACAGCAGAATATCTTGAGCCATCAATGCTGGTGTCCACGGCTATCCAGCCACCCTCGGGCCCTGGGATATCAGAGAGGCACTGCTCCCATTCGCCAGGTTGCAACCAGCAAGCATCGGCATTGACAAACTGGTTGAGTGAGCCACGCAAGAAAGATGATCTATCTGGGTGTTCAGCATCGGCGAGTAAAGACTCCAACTCGAGGGTGACACCGAGTGCAGGGTTAGCCCAGCCCCACCAGCGTGTATCCATAACATCAACACCTGGGGGTGGCGACCACTCAGCAAAATAAAACTGCCCCTGGCGTTTATCATCAATGAGCTGTAGGCCTTGTTCTCGGTAGCGCAACATCGCAACCGAGGCCTCAGTACCGGCAGTTGAAGTCATCAACATGATCGGTGAACCACCAGCTGTACGCATGTTGCGTGCCTTCATCGTTGGTCTGAGGCTGTGGGCGAGCACATTGTCCTCAACTGCGTACACCTCGTCCACCCAAATAAAATCTGCAGAAAGGCCCATACCTGCCGATGGCGTTGCAGCCTTGACAAGCCAGCGAGAACCGTCAGGCATGTCGCAAGTGTTACGGCCATACGCACGCTTCAGTGTCGCCCCAAAATACTCCTGCAAAATAGGAGCCACCACCTCAAACTGGCGAACAGCAAGAGACAACTCATGCGCCGAGTTCACCACCGTCTGTGGCTTGCCACGCAACTTGGCAATAGAAGTAAGCCACGCCCCAATACAGGCCTGACCCAATACCGTTTTTCCACACTGGCGCGCTACGGAAATAAGAGCAGATCGATTGATTAGATCACCGGTATCACCATCAGCCTCAAAAGCGCCACTGATTGCATACAGTTGCCATTCCATTAGCTCGACCTTCATGTACTTGCTAGCAAACTCAGCAACCAAATCTGCGTAGATAGAAATACCTTTTCGTGGCGTTTCCAGTCTGGGCTGAACTCTGCCAATCCGAGAGTAGTCCTGCTGGTTCGCGCCAGTTGTCGCCAGTTTGAGGTGGTGGCTCCTATTTTGCAGGAGTATTTTGGGGCGACACTGAAGCG